ATAGATAAAAAGATAGCCGAAAAGGAATGGAAAGAAATGGTGGAGGAATTAAAACGTAATTTTAGTGAACAAGATTTTAAATCTTTAGAAAAAACTGCAAAGAAAAGCACTAAGGTTGAAGCCGGTACATCTGGTGTTTTTAAGAATCTAGAAAAAACAGGAGAAATAGATATTGATGTTGCTGGTGGTATGATGGGTACCGAGGCATTTGGTAGTAAGGTAGCAATAAAACCATTTACCTTTGTCAAAGAGAAAGCTAAAGATGGTGGATGGGCATGGAAAGCCATGGATGCCATGATGAATAAAATGCCATCACAATATGATACATGGGACCAGATGGCTAAATTAGCAACTTTTACAGAATCTACAGTCCATGGATATACTGAAAGTGTTATAAGAAGATTATCACACATAGTTGATATTGACCCCGAAGAGTTGGCAATGGGTAAATATACAGAAAAAATTATTTCTAAAAGCGGAAAGGAAATATCTACTGGTAAAACATTATATAGATTATCTCCTAAAACATCTTTTGAATTAGCTAATGTCATGTATCTTAATTATAATGCAATGCCTGCGGCTATCCGTGTTATGAGAAATATGCCTATCATGGGTTCTCCATTTGTATCATTTATGTATGGTATGGCTTTAAAAACAGGACAGACATTGGCATATAATCCTTCTGCGTTTAATAAAATGACTTTTGCGATGGACGAGTTCGGTGGTGATAAAACTCCTCTCGAAAAAGTTGCACTAAAAAAGAATATATATTCTTATTTGAATAAACCTGGTATGTATCGTCTTCCGTTTTTTAATGAGAATCCTACTTATCTAAATCTAACAAATGCTATTCCATATTATTCCTTGGGTATGTTTGGTCCAACTGAAACCGATTACGGTAATTCATTCAGGGAAATTGTAGCAACTATAACTCAGAAATCTCCTTTTATGAAAGACCCTGTCGGTGCCTCTATATTTGAAAATATAATTTTACCATTAATATTGGGTGATGAAATTGAACCTCAAGGTCAATTTGGACAACCATTATATCCATTCGATGCTACTCCTATAGAAAAAGCTGCATATGGAGCACGTTCATTTGCTGAAGCATTTGTACCCGGTGTTGCTTCATTAGCTGGTTTAGTAACTCCAGCATCTATGGCTGAATACATGCCTAAATATAGATGGAGAGTTTTGTCCATGGCGAAGCAAGGTAAGAGTCAGATCGGATATAAGGGAAAAGAGGATCCAGTAAGAAGAACTGTTCGTAGTACAGCTCAAGCTCTTGGATTCCCAATTCAAGCTTCAGTTGATACAACATTTACTAAAAAAGAGTAATGTCGATAAGGACTATGTTATTATAGATATATGAATCCAATAGAACAAATACAAGGAGGTGACCCAATGTCACAAATGTCTCAACAGCCACCTCAAGGTGGAATGCAGCAAATGCCTGAAGAAAGAAAGCAGGAGTTATTAGCCATGATTGAAAAAATCAAGCAGGGTTTAGAATCATTTAAGATTTATAGATCTGCTTCCAAGGGAAAGAGTGATCAGATGCGTAGCGATGTATTAAAGGAAGTATTTGAAAAACTTCAAATGGCAGGAGTTGATTTAACAGATAGAGAATCTGTTGCTAAATTTATTGATAAACTAAGACAAAGTAATCCAGAACTTGCTGATATGTTTGAGCAAGCAATGGATAGACTCTTGGGTGGGGAGATGGAACAAGATCCTAATATTTCTCAAGATCCTAATATGATGGGTCCAGGAATGCCACCTCAAAATAATATGAATATAAATCCAAATGAAACAAGTACTCAAAACATACCCCAAGGTTTATGAAGGTATTTATGATATCAATAAATGGTATGGTAACAAAAGAAAACTCGGTTCTACAATAGGTTCTCTAGAAGAACTAATTTTAAAATTTAGAGATTTTTATAAAGAAGCACATTCTTCTATATTTGATTCAATAGTAAAAGAGGTATGGCTTGAACAGCAAATCACAGTTGGAGGACTAAGAAGAATAAAAAGGGTAGGTAACGGTATCTTTAGTGATATCGCCTTTGGTAGATTTACCAAGATAGCTGTGGGCACTAGTCATCGTGTGCTTACGGCTAATTTTTGTTTTACTCCAATTGCATCTTATCTTATAGATTTATTTCCAGATTTTTTATTAAATAATCCATTTGAGAATCCTGAAAAATATAAATATCCATATAAGAATGTTTCATTAGATTATTTAGTGTTTGTATATCAAATGGATAATCGTTTAGATATATTAGAAGAAGCAGAAAAAAGATGTATGTCTTATGCTGAGTTTGTTAATTGGGTTTATAATTGGGCACTTTGTCATAATGATGATATAAAAGAAGATAAATATAAATTAATAGGAGGGGCCTTAAATTGGCCATATATTAGAAATAATAAATTAAAAAGGTTTTGGGAAAATAATAAGTTTAATTTTAATACAAAATAATGGAAAACAATGAAATTACGTCACCAAAAACAAGGTTGCGTCCGGTAGTATATACTACCAATACTTTTAAGCGTGGCTCTCAGAACACTGCTCAACAGATGTTCTTGTTAAAGGCACTCCAGATAACTCAAGATCCTAAAAAACTTAGAGATATGATCGGAGTAAAAACCGTTGCTGATGTTTATCGTACGTTAGATAAAATAGCAATGAGGAAGGAATACCATGGGGCTTTATCTAGGGCTGGTATATCTTTTGACTATATAGTCGGAGGTATTAAGGGCATTGCTGATAATGGTTTTAAAGATGCTGACAAACTTAAGGCACTCCAAACTTTATTGAAATCTGTTGGAATGGAAAAATATGATGATGCTAGTGTGGCTTCTACCGGAACATGGGAAGAAACATTACTTAAAAAGATTGAAGAAGAAAAGACTAATGCTGTTCCTAAAATTTCTGCCCCAGAAAAATATGATGTCAAACAACCAGTGGTTCCTGAATCAGCAAGATTAGCTGCGGCAGAAGAAGAAGAAATGACGTCTAGTGTTTATGATACTAAATAAAGATCATGAGTAAAAGTGAAATACCATTAGATAGACTTTTAGATCCAAAATTTTATTTGGAGAATTTTTGTAAAATAAAAGGAAAGACCCCTGGTCTTACTCCTTTTATTTTGAATGAAGCACAAAAAGATTTATTTAATTCTCTTAATACTGATTCTCGTGTAATGATTTTAAAGGCCCGACAAATCGGGTTTTCGTCTGCTGTTACTGGTTTTCTTTATCATAAAACAATTACTACGCCGGGAACAAATACAGCGTTAATTGGTTATAACTCTGATCTTACAGCAGAACTTCTTGATAAAGTTAAAACATTTTATAGGACTACTCCTGCTGCAATAAGACCACAGATTCAATATAATTCTAAATACGAAATTTCTTTTCCTGCTATTGATTCTAAAATATTAGTGTTGCCTTCTTCAGAAAATGTAGGTCGTGGTTATACTCTTCATAATGTTCTTTTGACTGAACTTGCTTTTTGGGATAAAGCCGAAGAAAAGATGTTAGCCATTGAAAATGCTGTTCCTAAAGACGGTAAGATTATTATTGAAAGTACTCCTAACGCCATCGGTAATTTATATCATAGAATGTGGATGGCAGATAATGGATATACAAAAAAGAAGTATGGTTGGTGGTGGCATTATACAGAAGAAGAAATAGAGATAATTAGACGTCGTATTAATAATCCGATGCGTTTTGCTCAGGAGTATGGATTAGAATTTCTTTCTTCTGGTCGTCCAGTATTTTCTTCCGATTTAATTAAGAGATTGAGAAAGGGTGTCTTCAAGGTGGGGCAATTAGTGAAAGACGAAGAAGGGGCAGAATCAATTGTAACTCAAAATGAAGATGGTTTAATTATGTATTATCCTCCACGTCCAGATAGAACATATATAATTGGTGCAGATGTATCCGAGGGTGTTACCGGAGGAGATTATTCTGTATTCACTATCTTTGATCGCAAATCTGGTGATGAGGTTGGATTTTGGAGGGGATATATGACTGCTGATAGGTTTGGTGCTCTACTTAATAAGAGTGGGAGATTATATAATAATGCTTTAATGGTTGTAGAAATAAATAATCATGGTCTTACCACTGTTACAGCATTGAGAAACCTTATGTATCCACAAATTTACTTCCGTCCGGTTGTCAAAATGGATACTATGGGGACACAATTTAGTGATAGGATGGGATGGAAGACGACGAAGGTATCCAGACCAATTATGATTGATGACTTAAGAGAGTCTTTGGCGGATGGAAGTCTTAAAATCCATACTGAAAAGACACTAGATGAGATGTTAACATTCGTTTTTGATGACGGTGGTAACATGGTTTCGCAAAGTTCATTCAATGATGACTGTATTTTTGCTACTGCAATCGGTTTTCAAGGCTTTAAAGTTATGTATGGGGGTAAATTAGACCAGATTGATTATTCTAAATATCTACCAGAATCTAGTTCATATTAGGTATTGACAATTTAAAATAATAAGCATATTATTAAGGTATGCCTAAAATATATAAAAGAAATTGTGATATTTGTGGAAAATATTATACTGGGAGGGGGAATATGTATTGTTCCCGTTTTTGTTTTGGAAAAGGTAATAGAATAAAACAAATAGGAGAAAATGGACCGATGTTTGGGAAAAAACACACATCTGAGACTATAGAAAAGATGAAAGAAAATAGAAGGGGTGTTAATAATACTATGTACGGAAAGAAACATTCTGATATAACAAAAAAGAAAATTAGTATTGCCCTTTCAAACCCATCCAAAGAAACTAGAATAAAAATAGGGTTATGTCATGTCGGTAATAAAAATTGGTTAGGGAAGAAACATTCCATTGATTCAAAAATAAAAATTGGGGATGCTCTTAGAAATAAGAAGAGACCATTATTTTCAGATATTACAATAAAAAGGATGAGTGACGCACAAAGAGGAGAAAAAAATAATATGTGGAAGGGTGGTATTACTCCTATAAATAAAATAATTAGGACATCTAAGGAATATAATATATGGCGTGATAAAGTATTTAAGAGAGATGGGTATAAGTGTCAGATGTGTCCTCAGGTTGGAGGTAAATTACATGCGGATCATGTAAAACCATTTGCATATTATCCAGAATTACGTTTTGATGTTAATAATGGACGAACTTTATGTGTTCCTTGTCATAAAAAGACCGAAACATACGGTTGGAAGGCGTATAATTGGCTAAAAAGGCAAAAATTAGTCATTATCCAGCCAGTATTGACATAAAAATCATTAAAATCATAGGTACTGTAGTAATATTATATTATAATAATATAATATTTTTATGCAAAGACCAGGTTATATATATTCACCAAGCGACTATGGGGCTAAGGAAATAGAACTTGCGAGGCTTTTCCGCCTTCAGCGTGATGATGCAAGAAATTATTTCTTGACAGTTATCAAACCACGCTTAGATAGATCTTATAAATTATACATCGCTTATGGAGGAGACAGACAGCGAGAAATCCGCAAGTGGCAAAGTAACGTTCAAATCCCATACATTCAATCAGCAGTAGAAACCATGGTTCCTCGTATTATTGACGCCAGACCGGAGTTTACGGTGCTGGGTAGAAATGAAGAGGATCAAGTAAAGGCGGAAAAACAGCAAAAATTGATGGATTATTTCTGGGAAAGCGCTGGCATGGATTCTACAACAGAAGATTTCGTTCGTGCAACCCTTATTTATGGTACAGGGTTTCTTCAGGTTAGTTGGAAAAAAGATGTCCGTACATTGAAATTCCTTAAGTCTAAGGATGTTTCTAGTAAAAAATATAAATGGGAAGCAGAAGAAAAAACCTTTTTTGATGGACCGATGTGTGAGTGGATTGATAATTATACTTTATGGTATGACTGGCATAACACCGCTCGAAAGAGTAAACAATTTTGGTTTAAACGTATAGTTCTTACAGAGGCTGAAATTAGAAGACGTTATCCAATGGCAGATAAAGAAAGATTACAAATGGCTATTAACTCTCCTGGTGGAGATCTAATAGATTATGCTGCTATTCGTCAGCAAGTTAGAACTACAAATCTTTATACTACAAAATCTTCAGCCGCACAAATGATGTCTGCATCAGGAACTATCTATGGTACTGATAAATATTACAGTACTCAGGATAATACTTTAAAGATGTATGAAGTTTATGAATGGTGGAGACCATTTGATGATTCTTATTCTGTTATCGTTGGTGGTAGTTATGTTCCAATTTTTAAAGATGGAGCGATGCCAATACCAATGGACTTTAAGGAAGCCCCATTTATTGATGCTTCTTATTTAAAGATCCCCGGTGAATTTGAAGGGTATGGACTTCCATTAATTCTCGAGAGTCCTCAGATAATGTTAAATTTAGTAAAGAACCAGAGACTCGATGCTGCGACACTTTCTATACATAAAATGTGGATCGTTAATCCACTTGCAAATATTAATAAAGATGAATTAGTAACTAGACCATTCGGTATTATTTATTCTATTGATCCTAATGGAGTTAGGGAAATTCAATTCAGTGATATTAAAGCATCTGCTTATAAAGAAGAAGAATTATTAAAGAATGACATGCAATATGCCTCCGGTGTTGATGACTTTTCTATGGGCGTAGGCGGTGGCGCTAGTAATAGTGCTACAGAAGTTAGACATCTTCGTGAATCAACATTAGAACGTGTTCGTATGTTTGTCAATCACTTAGGAGATGCTTATGCTGATGTTCTTAGATATTGGATGGATTTGACTCGTCAATTATTTACTGAAAAGATGACTATCCGTATTATTGGCCAAGATGGACAACCAGCTTTTCCTCTTATTGAAAAAGATGACTTTAAAGGTTTGTATGATTATAGAGCTACTGTTCTTCCTTCTATCGCCGGTCAGGATGAAGTTAAAAAGAAACAAGACATGGATCTTTATCAATTACTTATCAATTTACCGTTTGTCGATCCTCAAAAACTTACTGCTAGAGTTATCACTGATTGGGGTTGGTCTTTGGACACTATTTCAAAACCAGAAGAAGGAAACACCCAAATTGGACCAGACGGACAACCGATTCAAGATCAAATGGGTATGGATCCAAATGCTATGGCTGCTGCGGGAGCACCTGCAGGAGCTGCTGCGGGAGCATTCCCTGCTTTACCACCAGGTATTCCCCCAGAGATGATGGCAAATGCCATGCAACCTGGAGTTTCAGGAGGTCCAATGCCAGCAACTGGTATGGGTGGTCCTGGGTTTAAAGGATTAATGCCTAAATCTTCATTGCGTAATGTAGTGAGTCATTTGAGGCGCACTGGAGAGTCATATGGTAGTAATGCTAGTGGTTTCTCTCAGTTCTCTAATCCATTGAATCTATTACAAAATACAGGCATGCCTCCTACTCCAAAAGGAGTTCCAATGCAGGATAAGAGTAAAAACTCATTAATTCCTAATATAGCTGGTCATAATAGAAAAGTAGGTGGGGCAGTAGATACTAATATTCCTGCTCGTAAAACAACTAGTACACAGTCCAATATTCTTAATAGAACATTTTCTGTTCAACCTAAGAAATAGTACTATGTTAGATTATAAGTATAGTTTTAAACAATAAATTTATGGATCAAAATCAAGGACAATTTAATACTGGTATGCCGTTACCAGAAATACCGAAAACGATGCCGACTAATGCGCCAGCTTCGATGCCTATTGATGCTCCAACATCAATGCCTCCTATGTCGAATAGCGTTCCTACTTCAGAAATGAAACCATTACCAGAAATGAATCGTCCGGTTGGTGGAGAAGATGGTGGCAAAAAGCAATTATTACAAAGATTATTATCTAATCTTTTGAATAAACCCGGGAGAAGTATGCATGAGATTATCAATGGTGTAAAATCTGCTATCGGTGCATATAAAAATTATGCTAAAGAATGGGATAATTTAAATGCTTCTATGGGTGGCTTACCAGGTAAAAGTATGGGTGCATCTATAAGTGCTCCTTCTGTTGGATCTTCTGGATCAAGTAGAGGAGTTCAAGATATTATAAGAGGTATACAAGAAAAGAAATCTCAGGATGGTGGTGGTGGACCAGGCAATATGCCATCTTCTATGCCACAAGCTCCTAATATGGTTGCTCCTCAAACAATGACTCCTTCGGTTAATGGACCGTCTCCAATTCAACAGATGCCTTCATTGCCTCCTACAAATGTTCCACGAGATGATTATAAAAGTCCTCCACCAGTTTCTAGTTTAGGAATGTGGGGATTCTAAAAATATGATTCAAAATAATCAAAAGAAACGTTTATTAGAAAAATTAACCGATAATTTATTAGGGAAACCGACTCGTAGCATGCATGAGGTGATTAATGGTGTTAAGGAATCTATTGCTGCATATAAAAATTATGCAAAGGAATGGGATAATTTAAATGGGATAAATAATAATAATGAATCAAAAAATGCAATAGATGCCGTCAGTAATCTAAATAATAAAAATAAGATAAATGATAAAAGCAAAAGCGCCTAATTATTTATATCCTTTAGCGACTCAACGTCAACTTCAATGGACAAAAGATGTCGTTAAGGGGGACAATGAAGCTTCAAAGGTATTTACTCCGAAGCGATTTAATCGTGCTAAGAAAGAAATAATTAGAGACTTAGTAAAAGGCAAAAAGAAAACGTTTAATAAGGTAGTTAGTACAAGAAATAATTTAAATCCATTATTAAAAGCTAAATTACCCGAAGATCCGATGAGGGCGGCCGATCCTAGGCCCGGAAATGCAATGCACATTGGTAACACAAAGGCAGCATATAATGGATATCAAAGATAATAATAAAAAACAAAAATATGAATAAAAAAATTAAAGAAGTAAAAGAAGAAATAAAAACACCGGAACAACCGGTATCGAATATCAGATCTTATTTCACGAAAGATATTAATGATCAGATAACAGAAATGTCATTAAAAGAGATGGAGTCATTAATGAGGGAAATGATTACTACACGTAATTGGATTGCCTTATTAAAATATACAAGTATGAGGACTCCTCTTTTAGATGCCACTCTTCGTGGGACAGATCCAGTAAAAGACCCGAGTAAGATTTCTTGGGCTCAAGGATGTATGGCTGGTATCTGCGATATCGAATCATATGTTATTGATTTAAATGCTCCTAAAAAAGAGCAAGAACCAGAGGATAATACCAATGGTAGCCCGGAGGGAATAATTGGATAAATGCAAGATTCAAAACCTATTACAACAGCAATATCTAAGATGACAGGACGACTTAAGGTCGATGCTGTTTCTTGTAATAAGAAAAAAGGAATTCTTAAAAAGATTTTAAATAAGAAAGACGGTAAAGGAGGAGTAGGCGCTTTAGATGCTCCAGGATATGGACCAGCGCCTAAAAAATCATTATTCCCTAAATCAACTACTAATAAACCACATCGTTCTACTAAGTCTATCGGTGGTATAAGGTTAAAGGGTTTTAAGAAAATATCGTCAATTCCATCTGCAATAAATGCTTTAAATAAAAAGATGAAGTTTAAAAAAACATTAAAGAGTTCAAGTGCTAAGGTAAAAAGTCTTAAAAGTATAGTTAAGACTCTTATATAAGCACTATAGTATAATTAAAATATGTCAAAAACTAAAGATATGGGTAAGGCTGAGAAGAAGGCAATACTCAAGGAAATCATAAGTGGTAAAGCCAAAAAAGGTGCTTCCCCATTTAAACTCGGTAGTGATTTAGGCAAAAGACCTTTAAAAACTAGCGATATTGGTGGCGGTGCAGGATCTAATTTGGGCATAACTAGTAAAGGAACAAAGGGAGCGTTCTAAAAAGCGCTTATTTTGTGGTACTGAGTTATTATATATAATATATAAAGTCGGGAACTAATCTAATTAGTTTTAAAATATGGATGAAAAATCTAAGGGAGTAATGACCGCCTTAAAGGGTCGTAAAAGCTTCGGCTCTGAGAAGGGTCCTTCTCTTCTTGGTATAGTCCAGAAGCTGACTAAAAAACGTAAGGCTATGGATATTAAAAAATAACCCATAGAAAATAAAAGTTGATATCAGTTTTTATAAATAAACAAAAATATGAATAATAACAATGGTAATCCTAATTTAGGGTCCGATATGTCGGGTAGCCCAATAGTCGCTCCTTCTCCAACACC